GTCGTGCTGATGAATGCGGCGCAGGCTGGGGACGCGAAGGTGGCGTTGGAGGTGTTGAAGCACCGGCACGACTGGGTGGCGAAGCAGAGTGTGCAGGTGGATGTGAATTCGCAGATCAGTGTGGTGGCGGCGCTGGAGGCCGCGAACGGGCGGTTGCAGCGAGGGTTGGCGGTGGAGGTGGAAGATGCGGTGGAAATAGCGCCGCGGCCGCGCCCCGCTGGTAAGATAGCCGCGCCGGCTCAGGAAGGCGGTATTGCGTCCGCTGGGTTTGCGCCGCAGGCGCTGCCGGCAGAAATTTAGCGCCCGCCGATAAACCCAGGTAAATTCGATATAAATGCAGAAGCCGATATACACCGCGGGCGAAGAACAGGCGTTGATGACGCGCCTGTGGGAACCGCGTATTCGGGACGACCCCGAGGCGTTTGTGTTGCTGGCGTTTCCGTGGGGGCAGCCGAACACGCCGTTGGCGGCGTTTGACGGGCCGCGGCGGTGGCAGCGGCGGGTGCTGCGGTTGATCAGGGATCACATCGCGGCGAACCGTGGGCAGTTGGAAATGGACACCCTGCGGGCGGCTGTTTCCAGCGGGCGCGGGATCGGGAAGTCGGCGCTGGTAAGTTGGTTGATTTTGTGGATGCTCACGACGCGGATCGGCAGCACGGTGATGGTCAGCGCGAACAGCGAGGCTCAACTGCGGGGCGTGACGTGGGGTGAGCTGACGAAGTGGGCGGCGATGGCGATCAATGCTCACTGGTGGGAGATTTCGGCGACGAAGCTCATGCCGGCGCAGTGGCTCACGCAGATTGTTGAGCGGGACCTAAAGAAAGGAACCCGTTACTGGGCGGCCGAGGGCCGGCTGTGGAGCGAGGAAAACCCGGACGCGTATGCCGGCACTCACAATATGGACGGGATGATGCTGATATTCGACGAGGCATCGGGTATCCCGGATCCGATCTGGGCGGTGGGCGCGGGGTTTTTCACGGAGAATATCCTCGACAGGTACTGGCTGGCGTTTTCGAACCCGCGTCGCAATGAAGGGTATTTCTTCGAGTGTTTTCATGCCAAGCGCAATTTTTGGAAGACGTTGCAGATTGATGCGCGTAGCGTCGAGGGCACTGACGGCCGGGTTTACAAGCAGATCATTGAGGAATACGGCGAGGACTCGCGCGAGGCGCGGGTTGAGGTGTACGGTGAGTTTCCGTCGTCTGGGGCGGACCAGTTCATTACGCCGCAGATGGTTGATGACGCCGCGATGCGGCCGAAGCATGGCGACCCAACAGCGCCGATTGTGCTGGGCGTGGATCCGGCCCGGGGTGGCGCGGATTCGACGGTGATTGCCGTGCGCCGTGGGCGTGACCTGGTGGCGTTGCACAGGTATCAGGGAGATGACACGATGACGGTAGTGGGGCACGTCATCGAGGCGATTGAGCGGTACGAGCCGGCGATGACGGTGATTGATGAGGGCGGGCTTGGGTATGGAGTGCTGGACCGATTGAAAGAGCAGCGGTATGCTGTGAGAGGTGTAAACTTCGGGTGGAAATCAAGCCGTCCCGTGATGTGGGGGAACAAGCGCGCCGAGATGTGGGGCGCGATGCGCGAGTGGCTGAAAACCGCAAGCATCCCTGTGGACAAAGCTCTGAAGGCAGACCTGACGGGTCCGAAGACCAAGCCTGACAGCAGCGGTACGGTGTTTCTGGAGTCGAAGAAGGACATGAGATCACGCGGCCTGGCATCGCCTGACGCAGCAGACGCGATCGCGGTGACGTTTGCGTTCCCGGTTGCGTCGCGCTTGGATGGCGGCCAGTCGTCGCGCGGAGTGTCTGTGTACGCGGTTCCGACCGTGAATTTCTGGGGGTCGTCATGCCGCGTATGAGCAACGAAGAGCGGATGCGCAGCGTCCACCAGCGGGCGCTGGACGAGTTCTCGAACATCCAGTCTGCGCTGCGCGACGAGCGCCTGCAGTGTTTGCAGGACAGGCGGTTCGCATCGATTTCCGGGGCGCAGTGGGAGGGCCCGCTGCAGGATCAGTACGAGAATCGTCCGCGGTTCGAGGTGAACAAGATCACCCTGGCGGTGACGCGGATCATCAACGAGTACAGGAACAACCGGGTCACGGTTGATTTCATCAGCAAGGACGGAAGCAAGCGCACGAATCTTGCGGACGTCTGCAACCGCCTGTACCGCGCCGACGAGCAGGATTCCGCGGCGTCCGAGGCATATGACAACGCCTTCGACGAAGCGGTGACGGGCGGTTTTGGCGCCTGGCGGCTGCGGGCGGTGTACGAGGACGAGTACGACTCAGAGAACGACCAGCAGCGCATTCGGATCGAGCCGATTTTCGACGCTGACAGCAGCGTGTATTTCGACCTGGATGCCAAGCGGCAGGACAAGGCAGACGCCAAGCGCTGCTATGTGCTGACGGCAGTGTCGCGCGATGCGTACACGCAGCAGTGGGGCGACGATCCGGCGTCGTGGCCGAAGGAGATCTACCAGTACGAGTTCGACTGGAGTACGCCTGACGTCGTGTTCGTGGCCGAGTATTACGAGGTCGAGGAAGTCTCACGCGAAGTGCGGACGTATGTCGGCATTGACGGTGTCGAGGAGAAGTATCACCAGGACGAGTTCGAAAAGGACCCCGATCTGGAAAACAGGTTGCTGGCCACGGGCAATGTCGAGGTGCGTCGACGCCGCGTGAAGCAGCGCAAGGTTCACAAGTACCTGATGTCTGGCGGTAAGGTGCTGAGCGACGAGGGGTTCATTGCCGGCGATCAGATTCCCATCGTGCCGGTGTACGGCAAGCGGTGGTTCATCGACAACGTCGAGCGCTGCATGGGCGTGGTGCGTCCGGCGAAGGACGCGCAGCGGCTGAAGAACATGCAGCTCTCGAAGCTGGGCGAGATCAGCGCTCTGTCCAGCATCGAAAAGCCGATTCTGACGCCCGAGCAGGTTGCCGGCCACCAGATGATGTGGTCCGAGGACAACATCAGGCAGTACCCGTACCTGCTGATCAACCCGGTGACGGGGCCTGACGGGTCGCAGCAGATTAGCGGCCCAGTGGGCTACACGAAGTCGGCCGCGATCCCGCCAGCAATGGCGGCACTGTTGCAGATCACCGAACAGGACATGGCCGACCTGTTGGGCAACCAGCAGAACGGAGACAAGATCGTCTCGAACATCAGCGGCAAGGCCGTTGAGATGGTGCAGCAGCGCTTGGACATGCAGGCGTATCTGTACATGAGCAATTTCGGCGTGGCCGTTCGGCGTGGCGGCGAGATTTGGCTGTCGATGTCCAAGGACATCTACGTTGAGCCCGGGCGCAAGATGAAGGGCGTCGGGCCTCAGAATGAGGTGGCGATGGTCGAGCTGATGAAGCCCGCCATCGGCCCTGACGGCGAAGTAATCATGGACAACGACCTGAGCGAAGCCAGGTTTGATGTCGTGTCCACTGTCGGCCCGTCGTCGCAGAGCCAGCGTGCCGCCACGGTGCGCTCGCTGCTGGGTATGCTGCAGTTGGTGCAAGACCCACAGACGCAACAGGTGCTGCTGGCGATGGCCTTCCAGAACATGGAGGGCGAGGGCATTTCCGATGTGCGGTCGTTCTTCCGCAATCAGATGGTGAAGGCTGGCATTCTGAAGCCGACCGAGGAAGAAGCCCAGGCGCTTGCCGCTGCGATGCAAAACGCGCAGCCTGACCCGCAGGCACAGTATCTGCAGGCTGCGGCGGCGGAGGCGATGGCCAAGGCGAGCAAGGCGCAGGCTGACGTCGTCAAGACCGTGGCCGACTCCGAGCTCGTGAAGGCCAAGACTGTCGAAACCCTGGCCCGACTGGAGATGGATGACCAGAAGGCCGCAATCGACGCCGCCAAAGGCGTCATCGAGGTGATTCGTGGCGGACCCGTTCCTCAATGAACTCCTGCGCCGCGCTGTCTTCGGACAGGCGGTACAGGGCCTCAACACCGGCTTCGCCCCGGTGCCCATCACGTTCGGCCCCACTGGCGGCACGCCGCAAGCAGGCGCCCGCGGCCAGATGGGCGGCGGTGGCGCACAGGAAATCATGGCGGACGGCAGTGACTTCGGTGCGCCCGGGGGGTTTGCTGGCGGCGGCATGAACTTCGGCAACGAAGCAATTGCGCAAACTCCGTTCGGCCCGATCACGCCCGCGGACATCGCTGGGTTTTTTGCGAACCTTGCAACGCCTTCTGCGATCAATCTGGCGTCGAAGTTGGCGACAGGTCGCACGGTCGGCACTGCGCTGAAGGCTTCGTTGACGCCGGTTTCGGAGGCGTCAATCGCAATGAGTCCGCAAGCGTTCGACATGGCCCAGCAAATCGGCATCACGCCGGCTGAAGCCCAGGGGCTGATCAACGCAATGGGCGGATCAACCGCGGTTGCCGGCATGGATCCGGGGGCGTTTGCTGCCCAGG